CCCGGGTCCGCCCACGTTTTCTACCCCCTCCTCCGCCTCCGTTAGGTTTCCTACCCTTTCCCTTGATACCTCCATTTTTGCCATTGTTTGGCATTTTGTGTTTATTGTGTTACTATTATATTACAATACCCTTGAGTGTTCCAAATTGCTAAAGAGAGACAGCTCCCAACTGGTGAGATAGGATACCACGACCTATGCACCTAGTCACTTGCAATCTACTAGAAACGGCTTGCCCTCCTTTGCGACCCAGGTTACCTCGGTCGCATAGAGGAGAGAACATGGTGGAACCTCTCTCCCCTATCCCGACATAGGCAACCTAAAGGAAAGGACGGAATTCTACAGCACCGCCTCAAAGCCTAGACTGTTGTTAGCCCGCAACTAACAGCGATATTCACAGGTAAATTCCTCATACCACTGTAGCTTCTTGCTTTAATCTCATTTTCCATCGCAATTTGCATTGACGGTGGGTAACCGAATGCTTTGAAGAAAGACACTCGTGTGTCGTCGCTAATCTCTCCAATATAATCCCCCCTAACCCTAGGGGTCTGGCTCAAGCGGATGAATCCAGAATCGGCAATGATGTTAGCCTTCACTAAGTTGCTGGGAACTCCCTCCTTCTTGTAAACTTTGTACAATTCACAAAAAATTGGCATGTCACCATACAACGCCAAGCCACCTACCCCAACCTGGTAGGACCATTGCCGGTACCCTAATTCCGTGCTAACGGATAAGCTCAAGGAGTCCTTAGCAAAAGCAACCTGAGGCTGCCTGCACATCACCCATCTATCTGTCGCTGCATCCACCAACACCGGCTGCATTTGACAGAAGACACACTCTTCAAACTCGTATACGGGCTCCTCAACCTCCATCTCGAAACCAAACCTTAAAAACCACTCACTGATCCCTGCTAACTTATACAGGTTGCAGTTGTCCATGAAAACCAGGCAGTCATCACCATTGTTGCCAAGCTCAGCCGGCACCCCAATTGACATGAGATACCACTTAACCAAAGCAACCATGATCTTACAATTCCCGACACCAGTGTTCATATCTCCACTGGCACGAGTTCCATCAACCTCATACGTGACTTTGTGACCATCGACATAAGCGAACCCCTTATTCCGCAACTGAGCCTTGAGCGCTGCCCTAAGCTCCGCGTGGTAATCGAAAATCCGCTTAAGGATGCCATGCTCCCACTTCAAGGCATCTACACTGACGTGCTGATCGAACCGACTTGCATCCAATCCGATAGCAACGGGACTCTTAAACCTGTTCCACTTCTTCCTTAATTCTGTAGCGACCTCCTCCACTGTTAAACCCTTCATTACCACCTTACTACCGCCTCCACCCCACTCTTCGGTCAAGGCCTGATATATTTCATCCTCAACTCGTCTGGTGAATCTACCTAATGCTATATTATACACTGGTGAACGTGGTTGTATCACACGGGGCGCTGGATCTCCCTTTTTCGTAAAATTCAATTTCTCAAACTTCACGAAGACTTTGATCCGCGTATCACGATTCGACCATCCTTGGCGGTTATACTGCTCAGCTGCAGATGCATACAATTTCCGCTTGTGCGAGGGACACTGTTCGATAAATTCCTTACAGGTCAGATGTTGACACCTTCCGCGCTCACGTACTCTGTCAGACAGCCTCACGGCTAACCAATCCAATTCCCTCCATGCCCCCTTAACTGGTTGGGGTGTGGGAACCAACCCTGATTTACCTTTGACGTTAAACACACGCTCATTAAGGCCCCGAATCAGGTTGGGTAAATTATTATTATGTGCCCCAAAATCTACACGGGCGGATAAATATGGCTCTAAAACTACATGTCTAGGCTTGGCGGGCTTGGCATCCACATGCGTCTTTACGGCTATTCCCCTGAATGACGACCCGTTGTGATACTGTACAGCAGTCGTCGTTCTAGCCTCCATTCGCACGAGGCACCCCTACGCGGTGACCGCGCTCCCAGCTTCCGCTAGACGATCCCACCACTCATCATCCTCCTCCATGATGTAGTACGACGTACATACCGCTTTAAGATACCAAGCAGCCTCGCGGCCACTGATTGTAGCGGTGGGGTTCGGTAGTTCAACACCCTCGTCAAGGGCCTCCTTGATCACACGACGTACTATTATGTGAAGCGCCCTCTTGTCTGCTTCACTGCCTGAGAAGATCCCAGGTGCATCAAACCGGACCTTGTTCACCAACGCCTTGAC